TTTCTTTTAGGTTCATACGTGAAGGGCATTTTCATTAATAAATCAGCCATTTTTTTTTGTTTTAACTTCTTTTATTGTTTTATATAAATATATCGTTTTTAATTTTTTTCTATTTACTTTAATTTTTTTTAAAATTATCCTTAACTAGAAAATACATTATTAATTATATTTTATTTTCTTATCTCCTTTAGTTAAATATACTGATATAGGTAAATCAGGATATTCATTAGAAACTAAATCTGAAATTGCCTTTACGTTTCCTGGGTCGTCATCAGAAAACCCAATTATTGGTATTATTTCATTGTTAGCAACGTCATCTTTAAATATTGCACCGGATTTACCGATAACTGACGCCATTTCTTTACAATAAGAAATAAAATTCCTCATTGCCACTTTTTTCTCTTCTTCAGGATTTGCTGCGCTACCCTTACCATATGTAACAGGTTCAAAAATACACATATCTAAATACTCGTTTAATTCCGTATTACTTAATTTGTATTTTTTATTGTCTCTTGATGGTTCATTTCCAATGTCTCTATAAAGTTTTAAACTTCTGGCTAAACTTGAACTATCAATTCCCATATGATTTTTTTTGATTAAGTTAGCAACTGCAGTTTTTAAAGTCTCAGGACTATGTCCTCTTGCTGTTATAATTGAGAATATTGAACCTCCATTTATACACTCCACAAAATCATTCCATGCAGGACCAACAGGTGATGTCATTGCATCCACTATAAATCTTGAGTTACTTTTTGGATTATCTGTAAAGTAAATATATGGAACAGGTGTGTAACCGACTATCTTAGTCCCTTTATAATTAAAAGGTTCAACCCCAACTTGGTGTCTATGTTCTCTAAAATCTTCCGTAGACATACCTACTTCCTCATCGTTCTCACTTAAAACCATGATTTTAGTTGGCATCATCATAATATTATCGTCCCAATCAAAGGCATAATATTTTAAATCAGGAGTACCTTCTTCAGAAATACCTTCTAATAGTTTTTTTCTAAGATAAGATTTAACATGTAAATTAATATTCATTACTTTTTAAGTTTTTCTAATAATTTTTCTAATTGCTCTTCAGTAATTATAATGTTTTGTTTTTTCTTAGAAAAAGTTTTTGGACTCAATTGTGAGATACCTAAAGATTCTTTAATAATTTTTTTTTCTATTTTCATTTTTTTTACTTATAAATATATAGTGGGAGATATTTCTACCCCCCACTTTTATTTTTAAAATAAATTATACATCCTCAAAAGACGCTCCTGTTGGAGTTATAACAAACTCAATATCAATATATTCTAACGCTCTTGTTGGTTTCAAATAAATTTTACCTGTCAATGTGTTAGAATCTAAATCTTCAGGAGTGTTAGAAACTGTAACTCTAAAGTCAATTAAACCTCTATCTCTTCTTATTTCATCCAATATTGGGTTAACAGAGTCTAAGAAGTCTTGTCTAACTTTTTGATCGTTTTGTTCAAACAACAATCTAACCGCCACGGCTGAAATCAATTTACGTGCTCTTAAAAGTAATCTTCTAACATTAATTCTATCTAAAGCAGATTCTTTAACTTGTAAAGTTTTGTTACCCCAAATCACAGTACCGACATCAGTAAATGTGGCAATTGGGTTAATTCTTCCTTTATAAAGAGTGTCTCTATCATCTTGAGTCAAAGTTTTTCTAGCCTTAATTGAATTTACCAAACCTCTTGTGTAACCTGCAGATGCAAACCAAGGTTTAAATATTTTATCAGTTAACGCTAAATTTCTACAAACTTCGGCAGTTGCTGGTAAAAATAACTGTGTATTATTTTCGCTATCTCTTGTTAATACCCAAGGATAATAAGTTGCGGTATAGTTTGAATCTATATTTGCGGTATCCAAGTTATCTACTGCCTCATCAGGAAACACTAAATACTCTTCTAAAGTTTCAAAACTTGATGTAGTAAATAAATTATAGTCAGGAGTTGTTGTAATATATATTGAATCCGCTCTATCATCTTCAATCATATCTACCGCTTCTGAAACTAAGTTACTATTATTTACATAATCAACACCAGGAGTTACAAAAATATTAATGTCAACCGCCTCAGGATTAGCAAATGTTTTTTGTCCCCATAAGTACGCGAAGTAGTCAGTATTACCCCAAACTTCTTGGTTTGGACCTGTAATTAACTTAAATAATCCTGTACCTGTGGCCGTTGGGTACGAAGCACTTTGTCTGGCACCTTTTAACCATCCATTGGCTCCTAAAGTAAATCTGTCAGTATTTCTTCTTGATTCTGTATAAATGTCCCAACCATCAAACCCACCGTAAGCATAGAAAGTAAACTTACGAGTAACTAATTTGTAGTATGGGTTATCTTGATCTGTTGGATCACTTGTGAAACTAGCTTCTCCTACTTGGAATGCCGAATCACCTGAATTACTGAATGTCCCTCCTATTGTCACAACAGTAGCTCCACTATCCATGTGGAAACCTTGTGTTTTCCAAGACCACTCAGAACCAGGGTTATCGATTGTTCCAACAGGAGCTTGTTTTCCTTTATACAAGAAGAAGTCAGTATCGAATCCTGTTTGATCAGCAATACCTAAATAATTTTTATTAAGTTTTTCACCACTTGCAGGTGCATTAATTGTGTTGTCACCGCCACCGGCAGCACCAAATGGTGGATTATATATTACCTCATTTGGTCCGTAGTATTGTGTTTTGTACTCAATAAATGGTGGTTTACTATTTGCATAAACTCTTTGAGTGTATCCCTCAAATCCACAAGGTAATGCATCTGTTGGTGCCTCGTCACTCATTACTAACATGATATATTTAGACTTAAGTGCGTATTCACCATTAGACGTACCAATTTTATTTGCAATGTAATTATTTTGTGTTGGGTCCAATGAACAACCATTGAAAGATTCTAAAATTGTTACGTTAGCGTCTGTGTCGTAAAAACTTCTTACAACTAAATCAAATGTACCATTGTTAAACGATACGTTTCTAATTGAAAATTTAACTTGGTAGTTAGCCTTAGTACCATCAGAAATTAATTTAATTTTGAAAAGTTTATAAACTTTATTACCTCTTAATTCAGAAACCACATATGGTGTTTCAGGTGTTTGATATCTATCTAAATAATAACCTAAAGTGTTTGTGTTAGGACTTGTTCTTAATCCTGGTAAAGCCAATAAAGTTGAGTTTAATCCTCTAATTTTATTTTTATAATAAGATGTTTGTAAAAATGCTGGATAAGTTTCCTCAACAAATAGTGGGAACGTGTCTCTATCTTTACCATCAGCAAAGTTAGAGATACCAAAAACTTTACTTATAAATTTAGTGGATAAATAATCCATATTGGCATCAAAAGTAAATGTTGTATTATCTGTAGTGATACCTGAAATTTTAAATGTTGCGTATGGATCTGATGTCATACCTGATGATGATGCTGGAACTAAAGTTACTGCGGTTGTTGCTGAAACTTTGTAAACAGGTCCATTATCACTAACATATGTTGCAATACCTCTAGATCTTAAAGTTGCTACTACAATATCATCATAATCAGCATAAGAGTCTGCGTCATAATTTGTAAGATAAACTGCAAACGATCCTGAATAAACACCACCACCTAAACTGTTTATTGTTGCTAATTTAGTACCAAAACCATAACCATAATAATGTCCTACATTATTCACATCTTGGTAATATGAGAACTGATTACTGTAGAACCAAGGATCGTTAACTGAAGGACTAAAATCAGTACTATTGTTGGCTATTAATGTATTAACACCATAAACTTCAGTAACCGCAGTAACAGAAGTTGCCGTTACTGATGTATAAGTACTAGCACTCACACTACCAAAGAATAAAGCGGTTGTTGCGGAAGAAGGGGTATTGTACCTTCCTATTTCAGTAACCATTAAAGTTTCTATTTGACTTTGTATTGAACTAGATCCTCCATCATATGTTACAAAAGTATCATAATATGCTCCTGAAATTGGTGATGGTAATGTTACCGAAGTGATTCCTGCGGAAGTTCCTGTAAAATAAATGTAACTTGGTCCACTTGTACCTGTTATAGATAACGTACTTACGTCAGGATTTGCTATAGTTGTAATAGACCAAGATGGTCCCGCATCATAACCTGATAAACCTAAAATCCTAGTAACATATAATTGATTCGATTCTTGTAGATATGCTTTAGCTATGTATGCTGCTTCGTATTTAGGAATGGTTGTTCCTATAAATTTTTCTGGGTTAATACCACCAAATGTTGTTGTAAATTCGTCATAGTTTGTAATAAAAATAGGTTCAAATGCGGGACCTTGAAGTGTCTCCCCAACAATACCTAATGTTGTTACCCCTACTGACTGCGTTACAAAAGTTAAATCCCTTTCTGAGGTATAAACACCTGGTGATACAAAAACTTTTCCGTTAGCCATTTTTTTCTGTTGTTTTTATAAATTTATTTTTATTATAAATACTGTTGAAAAATGAAAAAAACTTTTATTAAAATAATTATTTAATAAGGTGTATGAAAAAATTCTACCTTTTTTCACACTATTTAAAAAGTAAAAAAATGAAAAAAATTAAAAACATAAAAATATCTGTTGAGTCTCACGCAATCCTAAAAAAATATTGTGAAAAAAACGGATACAAACTATATTCTTTTTTAGAAAAACTAATAAAAGATAAGTGTGAAGAAAAAAAAGATATATACGGCGAGTAATGTTACTGTAAGTAAGTTACCGTTTTTAATATAGAATCTATGGCATTATTTGTTTTTACAATTGTAATTAGTAACGTATCACCATTATTAATTTGTATTTTTTGTAAATTATCCCCTAAGTAATTACCATTAACATAAACCGAATATGAACTTATATTAATTAAATCTTTAGTTTTTATGTCGGCATTATAAAAATAATTTTCTGTAAGCGCTGTTGTTGAATTTAAATATTGAAAATCAAAATCAAAAAAGTTTGGTCTAGGAGGCTGGTATTTTACTTTTCTTGATTTGTTTTTAGTTTCAACTTCAAACATTGTAACATATCTAGAAATTGCAGGAGAAACTTCAAACTCTTCTTCATCAATTAACAAACCTTGCATTAAAAATTTATAGTTTTGTATATAATATTTTCTTTTTTCTAATTCTTTTACTGATTCATCAGATATATCTTCCAAAATGATAGGTATATAATGCCCCTTTATTTGTTGGTATGCTTGTCTAGATGTAAACCTTTGCATTACAATTTTATTGAACTCGTTAAGCTCTCTCATCCTATTACAAAATATTTTAACTTGATAAATAATATCAACAGGTATTGGTTGTGGTATTTTATAAACATCGGCACCTTTTCTTTGACCATCCCAAGTGGGAACTGTTGCATAAAAAAATCTCATTCTTTCTGGGATATTATATCTAGTTACAGGATTAGTACCATATTTAACTTCAGGATTACGTAAAGTACAAATAAAAGGTAATTTTAAATTTGAATCTAAATCTTTAAAGTCCCATGTTTCGGTAAACTGAGCCCATCCTTGGGTTGTTATTATTTTGTCAACTGTAGGAACCAATTTAGAATCAACTGTTAATTTTAATTTTTCTCTAACAAAATCTAACATACCTCCATCTAAATCGGCATGTAAAACTCCTTTAGGTAAATAAGTTCCTTTTTCTTGAATCTCGTCAAGCATTTCTTGTCTTCTTTCCCTACCAACTTTATTTGGTATTAGGGGTAAATGTTTTTTTTGTTTTTCAGGAAGTGCCATTATATGCCTTTAAATTCGTTTTCATTTACAGGTGCAGCAATAATCGATCTATAGAATTTTTTATAACCACCATATGTATGTTTATTATCTGAGTTAACTCTACCGTCATTAACAACAGTAAAATATCTCACCCTTTCTTCTGTTTCGTAATAACCAATATAATCACCAAAATTTATTTCAATTGCCAACATATCTAATTGACTTTGATAAACCCCTATTTTAATGTTTCCTGATTCCATTTGTGATAATCTAGAATCACCCATGTCTTTATTTTCAGGAGCCTCGAGCTGTACATACCCCTTAAATTCAACAGGTGGTAAAAACTGTATACCATCCTCAACAACTTCACCATATACCGAATCTTTAGTCGTTCTTCTTCTATCAACCCTATATAGAACTAATGAAAAATTCATATCACCATGTAACCACTCTCCTCCCATTTCAATATCCAAATTGAAATCTTCTTCTGAAAAGAATTTATTAAGTCTTGTTATTGGAACTCTATTTTGTGTCATATAAATAAATACTTTGATTGATTAATTATTATTATTTACTATTTTTATTTATATACAATGGAAGAATTAATTTCAAAAACTCCCGAAACAAGATCCATTCAACTATTAGAAGATTATAATGGTTCAAATAACTATATCTTAGCGTTAAAACACAAAAAACAAAATAGTAAATCATTTACACCCACAAGATCGCAGGCGGAATATATTATAAATTTTCACGGAAGAACACCAAAGGTTGCAAAAAAATGGGTTAAACTTGATTCATATTTTGGTAAAAAAATGATGGAGGATAAAATGTACACAAAAGAACCGACAGAAATCTATGTTGAAAAACTTTTAGTAGAAAAGGATAAATCATATCATATATGGGGTAAAATATTTTCAGGTGATACATTACACGATTTTTGGGTTCCAAAATCAGCATTAATAAAAGATAATGAAGTTAAAAATGTTGTTGTAGATTATACAAAATACGAACACAGACTTCCAATGGAACATCAAAAAGAGGCAATAACTAAGTTGGTGGGAAACAAAAAATTTATATTGGCTGATGACATGGGGCTTGGTAAAACCACTTCTACGATTATATCCGCCCTTGAAACGGGAGCAAAAAAAATACTAATAGTTTGTCCAGCGTCTTTAAAAATTAATTGGCAACGTGAAATTGAAAATTATTCAGATAGGTCAGTTTATATTTCAGAAGGTAAAAAGTTTTCTAACCAACACGATTTTGTGATTGTTAATTATGATATTTTAAAAAACTTTCATGATCCAAAAAAGAAAGATGAATCAATAATTTTAAAAACAAAATTTGACTTGGTAATTATGGATGAAGCTCATATGATATCAAATCCTCAAGCTCAAAGGACTAAAATTGTAAATGACATATGTGATAAGGTTGATAGAGTTTGGTTATTGACAGGAACCCCTATGACATCTAGACCTATGAATTATTTTAACCTTTTAAGTTTAGTTGAAAGCCCTGTTGCGGCTAACTGGATGGCGTATGCAAGAAGATATTGTAATGGATTCCAATTCAGTGTTGGTAAAAGAAAAGTTTGGAATGTTACGGGAGCTTCAAATTTGGATGAATTAAGGGAACGAACTCAATCACATATTCTTAGAAGGTTAAAAGAAGATGTTTTAGATTTACCTGACAAAATCATTACTCCTGTTTATTTAAGATTAAAGTCAAAAGATTACGAAGAATTAATGGGTGAGTATTTTAATTGGTATGACAATAATTCAGAAGAATCATCATCACTTACAATTCAGTTCGGAAAACTAATGAAAGTTAGAAAAGTTATTGCTGAAGAAAAAGTTAAAAATACTATTGAGTTAGCTGAAAACATTATTGAACAAGGAAAAAAAGTTATCATATTTACAAATTTCACGGACACATTACGTACCATTTATGAACATTTTGGAAAACAAGCGGTTTATTTAGATGGTTCTTGTTCAAAACCTCATCGACAAAAAGCGGTAGATGACTTTCAAGAAAACGATAAAATTAAAGTGTTTGTTGGTAACTTAAAAGCCGCGGGTGTAGGTATTACTTTAACATCTGCTGAAGCTGTTATTATGAATGATTTATCGTTTGTGCCTGCTGAACACGCACAAGCAGAAGACAGGTCACATAGGATTGGACAAAAAAATTCAACTTCTGTATATTACCCACTATTTGAAAACACAATAGAAGGTGTAATTTATGATATACTTAATAGAAAGAAAAAGATAATATCAACAGTAATGGGTGACGATTTATTATTAGATGATGCATCAACAATTGAAGAAATGTTAAATATGATTTCTTCTAATAGATGATATTTATTATTATGAATATTTTACAAAAAATTGAATTAATAGAATCTATTTTAGGTACTGATGTATTAAAAAAAGAAGAATTGATAACTGAAATAAAAAAAATATCAGTGGAAAAATTACCGTACAATTATGATTCTTTAGGTAAGTTTATTGATTCAACAACAATGAAAACCCATTATGAAAAACATTATAAAACTTATGTTGATAAATTAAACTCTGAATTAGAAAAATTAGACAATAAAGATTTAGATTTAGAAAGTATACTTAAAAATATATCAAAATATAATAATAAAGTTAGAAACAATGGTGGAGGAGCGTTTAATCATGCTCTTTTTTGGAAAATGCTTTCCCCGAAAACACAAGAATGTGAAGATCCAATATTAAGTAAAATAAATAAAACTTTTGGTAGTTTAGAAAATTTTAAAAAAACTTTTGAGGAAGAAGCAACAAATAAATTTGGTTCAGGATGGGTTTGGTTAATTGTTACAAAAAAAAATAATTTAAAAATTGTTACAACATCAAATCAAGATAACCCAATAATGAATACTGAAAAAGATAACGGATACCCAATATTAGGATTGGATTTATGGGAGCATGCTTATTATTTAAAGTATAAAAACAAAAGAATCGACTATATATCCAACTTTTGGAAAGTAGTTAATTGGGGGTTTGTTAATGATCAATACACTACAATAAAAAAAAGAAATAAGATTTAATTTTTTTTAAATGATATTTATATATTAAAAATATCATGCCAACTACAGTTATAATTACAGAACCAGAAAGATCGACACTTTATAAAAGAATTCGTAATTTACTTGGCGCCCCCTTGAGAGGTGTTGAATTGGAAGACGAAATGATGGACTCGTTATTAGAGTTATCAATTGAAGATTACGAACAGGCGGTTCAAGATTGGTTAATTGAATCACAATGGGCATCAGTGGCGGGACTCGATGTTACTGATCAATCTATTGCTAGAGCTCTTTTAACTAAAGATATGAACTGGGAAACTTCATATACTTATGCATATTCTAAAATTGTAGGTTTACAGGCAGGTGGGGATTATATTCTTAAAAAAGATTATATAGATTTAGTACCCAATCAACAAATTTATGAAATACCTGCTTGTAGAGAATTTAATGAATTATTATGGTTTGCAAGGGCTGAATTAGATGCGGCATATTTTGATCCTTTTATGGGTGGATTTGGTGGATTTGGTGGTATTGGTTTAGGTGGTGGTGCGGGATTCTCACAAATGGGTACTACTGGTAATTATTTTGTTACACCCGCATTTGATATTTTGTTAAGAATGCAGGACATAAATATTAAAAGAAGAATCATAACGGGTGATTTGACATACAGATTAACCGCACTTCCTGAAGGTAAAAAGGCTCTACATTTATATAACGTACCTGGCGGTAAATTTGATTTTGGTAATATGAAAAGAAACGAGTACCGAGTTTGGTACTGGTATTACGATACTTGTGATAGGGAGGATTGTTTAGCAAATAATCCGGATGTTGTAAGATTACCTTCAGATGTTACAGTAGAAAGATTAAGGTGGGATAAATTAAACTACCCTGCACAAACTTGGGTAAGAAGGTGGTTTACCGCATATTGCAAAGAAACACTTGCAAGAGTTAGGGGTAAATTTAGTGGTAATTTAAAAACACCTGATAGCGAATTAACTTTAGAGTACCAATCTTTACAAACAGAAGCAAAAGACGAAAAAACAACCCTACAAGAAGAGTTAAAAAATAGGTTAGAAAGAATGAGACCTGAAAAACTAATGGAGGCAAAAGCTTTACAAGCCGAAAATTTAAATAAATTATTGAAATTTAGAGCTTTCCAAAGTCCAATCAACTTGATATAATTGTTTATGGCAGTTTTTAAATCAACACCAATTAAAAAATTAATTTTTGGTAATGAAGTTATTGTTTCCGATTCTTCAGTAGTTACAAATAAAACATATACAACATCAGGTGAATCAGTAATCATTATCAAAGACGTTGATTTATGTGAAATAAATTTAGATAATAAAACAACAGAACACGTTGTTATTAAATCACTCACAAATGTTAATGTAAAATCTAATAATCTTATTGACGAAGAATTTTCAGAAGTTGAATTACAAAATGGCTCATGTGTTGAATTTAGATTTATTGGTGATTATTGGTATATTCTGTCTTCAGATGGGTTAAAAAACTCTTAGTCAAATACTAAAGACATTAAGTCTCCATCTTCATCAAATTCATATATATCGTCCTCGTCAACATTATTTTTTAATCTACTTTCTAACATTATTTTCCTATTATTTTCAACTCTTTCAGCGTCAACTAAATTTATT